CTGGCCTTGCGAACCACGACGTTAAACGCCGACCCTCCAGTGGGACAATCCCACATGGAGTGCTTTCTCTGCTTTAACGGGTGCATGAGCTTGCGGAAAGCAAACTCATTGCACCGTGGTGTTAAAACAGGGATTGCGCGTATCCTCCGCACCTCGTACGAACATCGGGAAAACTTTCCCGGAGTACGAGAATGCCAGTAGGTATCAAATTCACAGTCGCTTACCGGACCGATCGGAATCCAACCGGGCAGGTAAGTTTCGATGAATTTGTCTACCTCTGGGCAGTCTACACCCAAATGCTGCTGGAACCACCGAAACAAAATGTTTCGATAGGCCAATAGCTCAGGTACATTTGTAGGCTGTTCTTTGAGGAACACTGGTCTGACGTTCATCCCGTGAACCCAATCGGAGCCGCAGGACTCACGACGAAAGTCAGAAGTAAAGGACTTCTGCTCATTTATCGTGAACCCACAGTCGCGGAGGGTAGAATAGACCCGCTGTAGTAAGTACTTTGGAACGATAATATCGTCGCCGTAAACGGCGATCTTATTACGCTCGTAGTACCCACTATATTGGATCGACGCTGCCCACGCGGCCGCGGCGAAGATTAGGCTCTCAATAGCGAATGTGTACCCATTTCCCATCGAAGAGAGCTTAGCATAACGCTTGACTCTCCCAGACGGTAAGGTCCCCTTAGGGGACCTGAGGGCACACACTAATCGATACCAGTCAGGCGGAAATAATAACTTGACCAGTCGTAGGCTAACGCTATCGCTAGCTGAGGATAGGTCAATAGTTATTGGGGAGTCAGGCCCTTCGGCCTCAGACCCCATCCGAGCAAGTCGCATATTGCGACTTTGATCGTCTAGGTTGATATTCCATCGCTTCAAACGGCGACGGATCCAGCCATCGACGCCTAACTGCATATACACATTAAGTGTAGGTTCGATTGCTATTGATCTGTGAGTTTTCACAGTCTTAGGAACGAACGTCACCTCATTCCCAGCAACGGGCGTTAATACAGACCCCCAAAATGACTCCTGATTCAGGATTGCCCACGGCGCAATACCGTGTTCTTTCCTGTACCAGTCGTCGAGGGCCCCTATCCAACGCTCATCTGTAGAGATGAGTAACTTGGCGTAGGCTGATGCTCCAGAGGTAACGTGGTAGGGTAGCCGCGAGAACTTAAAATAAGAACTCGTGAATCTACCCCGCGCACCTGTGGTGGCACCAGGCCCATGGCGCATCCAATGCGCCATACCCAGGAAGTCCGGTACTGAGCCTAAGACAGTAGTGCAAAATAATTGCATCAACCCAATGTTAGTCGAAGGACTCCCATCGGAATTGAATAAGCGCTTGTAACCACGTCGGTTAAAAGCGCTGCAATTAGCCTCGGCAGCCTCAAAGGTTGCCAAAGCTTCTGCCGTTCTGTCCCAGGGCGATTCCCGGAACGAAAACTTCTTGAGTATGCTCCCCAGTAGGTACCGTATCTTGTCTTGTACAAGATTCCCGGTACCGTAAACAGCACCAATACACTGTAGGCACCATTTATCGCCTAACGCGATGAGCTGTCTGATACTTCTGGATCGAACGACCCAGGAGACCTCAAGCAGCGTCGCGAGATCGGCGTACGGAGATAGATCACCCAAAAGGTGATCCAAAAGCTTCCAGATGAAATCATCTGGGAGCCGTACACTCCAACATTTGGTTGGAGGGTGTCCCTTTGCCCGACTGATTGTCGAATATTTCATTCGTCAATCTCCTGTTGTCGCTAGACAGGATAAACTTGGCCTTAGACGGTACTTCGAGAAAAACGAAGCAACCGGCTAAAGTCAGGAACCCTGCCAATACGATCAAAACCCGAATGAGGTAAAGCATTTCTGCTAAATCTCGAGGGTAGTGATCAACGGCGTCAGGATGTTCGAGCCCGAGATCATGATCGACCGGATAATCTGTCCGGCCGTGTCAGTATCTCCCGAGGAATACCCCACAGGGAGCGCGTAGCTCAGTTCCACGATCAGGGGCATAACAACGTTATCCCCTGCCGCGTCCAGAACTGTCACGTCCTTGGTGTACTTGACGGCGCATTTGGAGACGCCCAGGCTCAGACCATTCCTTTTAGGGAACGTCCGATAAATCTGAAGCATCTTCCGCGCCGCCACCGTATGGCCCGACATAATGTAGTCCGAACGGTTGAGCTGTTCCGCGAAACGCGTAATAAGCTCTGAGTTCGAACTTGTCGCAGTGTAGTAGGCCAACTGTATACTGTTTGCGAGCATGGTGTTTGGACCTTTCATTGGTCTGTTAACTCGCGCTTGTTTCTTCCGACAGTTAGTATAACTGTCGGATCAGCGTGAGTATATCTAGCAGCTTCGCCATATCCAACCGTATTTCTACAGACGGAATGACGGGCCGCTCAGGCCGAGCCTCACGGGTAACAGTGAAGTACTCTCGTACTTCGCTCCCGTCAGACATTGAGATATCCAGTCCCGTCCGATCCAGACGTTCGTCTGGTTCGGTATATGTGGGACTGGCTCTCCAGTTGCTGAATTCTAACTTCACAGTATCGAGGCGATTAACCTTGACCCATGAAGTGAGAATCTGCCCCTCAGAACAGGGGGACCAGGCGCGTACAATCTGCCCAACGTTGCAGAACCAGTCCACTACAAAAGAGTAGGGGACTAATTCCCAAGCAGTTGGTAATATGTCATCCACGCGTAGCCCGAAGGCTTGCTGGTACGACATAGAGCGGATTGTATTCTCAAATAGAACACCTGCACTTACCAGGACATCACGAGTGTGATATCCGAACACATCAAATACGGCACCGGCAACCCAGTTGCCACGTGTCGTATTAACGGTTCCAAGGTTCGTAGTGGCAGAGCCACTAAGTCTCCTGAAGCCGCGTGATGTGCATCTAGGCGGACGTCCAATTGCTTGGACGGCGTCTATGGTTTGCTTGATGCTATACATGAGTGGACGCAGGCCGTAACGATACCTTAGCCACTGGTTTGAAAGCTCTTTAGCAGACAAACCGGAAGCATTGATTCGTAGCTTGCGTACATTCCTAAGCAACCTAACAGCGTCCCGAAGATAATCAACAAACATGTTGATTGTCTGCCGGGCCTCAGCGGCATCTTGGCCACTAAGATAGACTGCCTCGGAAACGCCGGCAAACGCATCCGTAATAGCCAACTCCTTAGCTGTAGCGATATCACTATCGCTAGGCGAAGAGGGTGGAACGATGTCGGCCCAATAGGAAAGTTGACTTGAAGTACAATATGTATCAAAGTCAATAACCCCTTGGGTCTCATCGAAGCACGCATGACCATAACAGTCATACATGTATTTGCGGTATGCGCTAAAACTTGATCGGGTGATTCTTGTACGAGATTGGGACATATCGTTATTAACGATACAGCCTTTCCTTCGTGCCTTGAACCAACCGGTAGTCAAGTTATCGTCCATAGCTTCAGACTGCTCCCAAAGATAACTCGTACCGAGTACCGTTGGCCCCCAAGGATAATTATCCTCAGGGGGCGTATGGTACCCGACATACGAGTTACCAGAAAGAACAGTTTGTGTTAATGGACCTGTCGTATTCCGGTCACGATGTCGAGTGTAGGATGCCATACACTGTTACCTCCTAATGGAGGTAATTCATGTAAGGCCGCCCCCATATCGACCTCGTCGCAACTGCATCCGACTACAGATATACTGTAGTGGACGACTCGGAAGGAAGTGACTTTCTCACCTCCAACTCACC